TAACAGTATGTAATCCTTTCTTTTGGTTAGGATTCGCTATAGTTGTATCTATATTTTTTGAATAAATAACTTGACAGGATTTTTAAAATCTGTATAATGTCTTTAAAGAGAGAGAGAAAAGATAATCATTATAATAATAATCTTATTAAGGAGCAGTAATGAGTACTAAAGAAACACATATAAGTTGTCCAGCATGTCCATCAAGTGATGCCTTCACAAGATATGAAGACGGGCATGGGTACTGTTACTCTTGCCTTACAACTTTTACAAAGGGAGACTTAGAAAGAATGTTTGATAATATAATAGAAGAACCAATACCTAATGAGAATATTTCTATGTCTCATTCAGGTATCGGTAAGGGTCGTGATGGGTGGCAACCTATTGATGATAGAAAATTATCTTATGCTACATCAAAGAAGTTTAATGTAACAGTAGATAAGGGTGTGTCTCATTACTATCCTTACTATGATGTCGATAAGAATCATGTTGCCAACAAGGTACGTAAGGCAGGTAAACAATTTGTCTGGGAGGGCACACCCAAGAGTGCTACTCTCTTTGGTCAGCATGTCTTTGGTAAAGAGTCAGCCAAAGGTATAACAATTACTGAAGGAGAGCTTGATGCAATGGCTTGTTATCAGCTGCTTGGTTCAAGGTATCCTGCTGTCTCAGTACACAATGCACAATCAGCCAAGAAGAATTGTCAACAGAACTACAAGTACCTTGATTCATTCAAAGAGATTGTCATTTGTTTTGATAATGATGAGGCAGGTAAGAAAGCTAGTGAGGAAGTAGCAAGACTATTCCCTAACAAAGCTAAGGTTATGATACATAGCAATGGTATGAAGGATGCATGTGATTACCTGATGGCAGACAGAGATGAAGAGTTCAGGAATGCATGGTTCGGTTCAGAGAAGTACACACCTGCAGGTATAGTATCAGGTATATCTTTATATGATTCGCTAAAGAATAAGAAACAACCTGAATGTTTACCTCTACCTTGGACTGCTCTTCAAGACCTTACCTATGGACTAAGACGTGGTGAGATGTGGACTATCACAGCAGGGTCAGGCATGGGTAAGACACAGGTGTTGCGTGAGTTAGCTTATCATATACAACACAACTCAGAAGATAACATAGGCATGATGTTCTTTGAAGAACCATTGGATGATTCAGCCAGAGGTATGCTAAGTCTGGGTGCAAACAAACCTTTACATCTACCTACCACAGAGGTAACTGGTGAAGAATTTGATGAGGCTTTCAAGAATACACTTGGCTCAGATAGGTATCACTTCTTTGAATCCTTTGGCTCTACTAATATTGATGCAGTCATTAGTGCCATACGATACCTTGCTCTGGGATGTGATTGTAAGTACATCTTTCTTGACCACATATCTATCTTGGTGAGTGACCAATCGCAAGGTGATGAACGTAAGGCATTGGATGAGATAGCTACCAAGCTCAAGACTTTGACTATTGAGTTAAACATATGGCTAGGTATGGTCAGTCATAGTAAGAGACCGAGTGGTAAATCCCATGAGGAAGGTGGACAAACTTCTCTTAGTGAACTCAGAGGTACAGCAGGTATCGGTCAGCTAAGTAACATGGTACTAGGACTTGAGAGAGATGGGCAGAATCCTGACCCGACAATAAGAAACACTACCTTGATAAGAGTACTGAAGAATAGATTCTCTGGATTGACTGGACCAAGTACCTATCTACACTATGATAGAGATACAAGTAGGTTGACAGAAACATTCCCAGATGATATAGAAGAGGTAGTAGAGGAGTTTGAGGAGCTTAAGTAATGGATAGTGCGATTGTAATTGACATAGAAACTAATGGACTAAATCCTAATAAGATATGGTGCTTGGTTGGACAGGATGTAGAGACGGGTGAAGTATTTGTAATGCGTACTCAACTCTATCTTGATAAGCTGTTGGCTAAGTATGACCGAGTAATAGGACACAACATTATTTCTTTTGATGCACCACAGATTGAAAAGATATGGGGTATAAAGATACCACATGAGAAACTAATGGACACTCTGATACTCAGTCAGATAGCCAGACCTGATAGAGATGGTGGTCATTCATTAGGTTCATGGGGTGCCAGACTAAAGTTTCCAAAGGGAGACTTCAATGATTGGTCAGGCTATTCAGAAGAGATGTTAACCTATTGCAAGCAAGATGTAGCTGTAACTGTCAAACTATACAATCATCTAAGACATGAGCTTAAAGGTTTCTCTATGGAGTGTATCACTCTGGAGCATGATGTTAAAAGAATAACATGCAAGCAAGAGAGAGATGGATTCTTTATTGACCAGCAGTATGCAATGGATTTGGTTGGTAAGTTAGAGAGAAGACTTAATGAGATACGTGAACAACTAAGGATAGTGTTTCCACCTATACGCATTGAGACACAGCTTAAGACTAAGCTCAAGGTTACAATGCAAGACTTTAATGTTGGTTCACGTAAACAGATAGCAGAAAGATTAATGGAACGAGGGTGGAAACCAAAGAAGAAGACAGACAAAGGAAGTGTGATAGTAGATGAGGCAGTACTTAATACTATCAACATGCCAGAGGCAAAGGTTATAGCTGAGTATCTTATGTTACAAAAAAGAATTGCTCAGGTTACATCATGGCTTGATGCTCTTGACTCTTCCTTTGACAATAGAGTACATGGTTCTGTATTAACATTGAGAACTATCACAGGCAGGATGGCACATGCTAAACCTAACATGGCTCAGGTACCAGCAGGGTATTCGCCATATGGTAAGGAATGTAGAACATGTTGGACTGTACCAAAAGGTAAGGTACTGGTAGGTATAGATGCAAGTGGTATAGAATTAAGAATGCTTGCTCACTACATGCGTGACCCAGACTATACACAAGAGATATTGAATGGTGACATACACACATTGAATCAAACTAATGCAGGACTGGAGACCAGAGACCAAGCAAAGACTTTCATCTATGCCTTCCTCTATGGTGCAGGTTCAAAGAAGATAGGTTCCATTGTAGGTAGTGGCGCAAAGAAAGGTAAAGAATTAATAGATAACTTTCTGAAACAGACACCATCTCTTGCACTACTAAGAAACACAGTAACACAAGAGGCAGGTAGAGGATGGCTCAGAGGATTGGACAACAGAAAGATATGGGTACGTTCAGCACATTCAGCCTTGAATACCAAGCTACAAGGTGCTGCTGCTGTGGTCATGAAGAAAGCTTTGGTACTCTTTGCTAATGGTTTAGATAAGGATGTAAAGATTGTTGCCAATGTACATGATGAGTGGCAGGTAGAGTGTGATGCTTCCCAAGGAAACTTAGTGGGTAAGTTAGGAGTTGCTGCTATAATAGATGCAGGAAAATATTATAAACTAAACTGCCCACTTGATGGTGAATATAAATTGGGCAACAACTGGTCGGAGACACACTAATGGAATATGTATTACCAAGACATGTAGCAGAGTTCATGAAAGAAAAGAATGAATTTCAAACAGAGATTAGAAAGCTTACAGCCGAGAATGAAATTCTTAGGCACAACGTAAGGGAGTGCGAGATACAATTAAGAGATGCTCGCATCCGAATAAAAGACTTGACTTCTTAATACCAATATGGTATAAGATGTTATTAACAATTAACAATAACCGAGAGGATTGAATATGCCAGTAGTAACAGGTAAAGCTTATTGGGCTAAGCTAGATAGACCAGCTCAAAAATATAACACGACTGCACAAGAAGATACAGAGTACACTATAGACTTAACTATTGATAAAGCTACACGTAAACTATTAGAAGGACTTAACCCTTCAGCTTCTATCAAGAATAAGAAAGATGATCGTGGAGATTTCTTCACGTTTAAAAAGAATGCATTCAACAGAAAAGGTGAGGCTCTCCCTAAACCTAGGATCGTTGATGCTAAGACGAATGACATCGCAGGTACATTGATAGGTAATGGATCTGACGTTAGAGTTATGTTCCGATCTGTAGAGATTGAGAACGTACCATCTATGGAAGGTAAGAATAAGTTCTACCTTGATGCCGTTCAAGTTGTTGACCTTATACCATACGCAAAGTCAGAAGACTTTGATGAGGTTGATGGCTACGTTGCTGATGGTGCTGTAGCCAGTACCAACTCAGAAGAATCTGCTCCATTCTAATGAGTAAACGTGAGATTAGTTCTCTGTTAGAGGACATTGATAAAGTATTTAGTCAAGGTAAAACTCCATCGGAGGCTAATCTCACACTACTAACTGAGGGAATTAGTGCTGAGTTAGTTAAAGCATTGTCCGAAGAGTATGTATCAGCAGGTAGAATGAGACTGTCAGCCATAGGTAAGAAAGATAGACAGCTATGGTATGATTACAATGGATACGATAAAGAACCATTGTCTACTGCTACAAGAATTAAATTTTTATTAGGTCATATAATAGAAGAGCTTACCTTATTCCTAGTGAGAGAAGCAGGACATGAGGTAACGATGTGTCAAGAAGAAGTAAAAGTTAATGGTGTCAAAGGACATATAGATGCCATGATAGATGGAGAGTTAGTGGATGTTAAGTCTGCATCCCCTTATGGATTTAGAAAGTTTCATAATGGTAGCTTAAAGAATGATGATCCCTTTGGATACATCTATCAGATATCTTCTTATGCCAAAGCCTTGAAGAAAGATTCAGGGTATTTCTTGGCTGTAGATAAATCAAATGGATTCATGACGTTGCTCAAGACAGACGTTACCGATGTAAATCCTGAAGAAAGAATTGATCAGCTAAAGAAAACTTTAAATGATAAAGAACCACCAGAGAAATGTTACCAACCTATAGAAGAAAACAATGGCAATAAGAAGTTAGCTATTGGTTGTAAGTTTTGTGACTTTAAAACTATATGTTGGAAAGATTCTAATGATGGCTTTGGCTTACGTAAATTTAAATATGCTAGTGGTGATGAGTACTACACACATGTAGAAAAAGAACCACGAGTGCGAGAGGATTTCTAATGCATTGGACTGACCTAAGAACTAACAAACCTTTTGAACCTGATACCTTAGATAGGTTTGGCTTTGTCTATATAATAAGAAACACTAAGACCAAGAAAGAATACATAGGATGTAAACAATTCTTTATAGGTAAAGATCAAACACCATCCAAGTGGCAATCATATACTGGATCATCCAAGTATCTTAATGCCGATATAGAAAAGATAGGTAAGAAACATTTTACCTTTGAAGTAATAGATGAGTTCAAGAATAAAAGAAGTCTTGGTTACTATGAATTGTTCTACCAAATGAAATTCAATGTACTTGATTGTGTTCTTGAAGGAACAGATGAACCTGCCTTCTATAATAATTATGTTGGTGGTAAATTCTATAGACCAGTACAAGGCTATAGACCTATAAAGAAAGTAGAAGATGTAGTACATAAGATAACTTACATTGATAACAGAAATATATTAATTGATAATCTTAGTATGTTTGCACAGTTAAATCAATATGATAAAAGCCACTTATGTAAAGTTAAACAAGGTAAAAGAAAGAGACATAAAGACGTAGTTAAAGTTGAGACTGTGGATAATGTCTAACGAAGAGTCATTAGCTAAGGTACTCAACGAAGGAGTACATGACTCACATAATCCAGAACGTGTGTTGTGGTTGTGTGTTATACTACAACAACTTCTGGATGCTACCAAGCCTACATATGAAGGAGAAAATGCTTACAATATTTTAATGAGAGATAGCGCAAGGTCATGGCTTACTTCTTCTTATGGTGTAACAGCTACAGATAGAGATGATGTGTGTGATATGGCAGGAATAAATCCTGAAGCTCTTACTACTTTTACTAAGAAATTATTTAACAATGATGAGATAGAATTTGTAAGGAAAAGAATCAATGCAATACTACATGAAACTATAACATGATGTGGGAACATTACTGTTTAACAGAACAAACAACAATGAAAGTTGGTAAAGGAGAAGAATGTAATTGGTGTGGTAAGGAAGAAGAGGAAGAGCTGATGAAAGCTGATGGCTTTGAAGAAGCTTTGATAGGTAGGGGTCAGCAATTTAATAGTGACTTCTATGTATACTCTTATACTAAGTGCATACAATTACTAATGGAAGAAGGTATGACAGATGAGGAAGCTGTTGAATACTTTGAATATAATATACAAGGAGCATGGGTAGGTAAAGGAACTCCTATCTTTTTGTACGATGAAAGGTGGAGTGAGTGGAATGAAAACGAATAGCCATAGTGATATGATACGTGAGTCAGTAAAAGATAAAGGAAGTGATAGACAAGTAGGTGGTAATCATTATAAAGATTGTGTGATACAACCAACAGAATATATAGTTAAAAATAAGCTTGACTTCTTAGAGGGAAATGTGGTAAAGTATATTACTCGACATAAAACTAAAGGACAAGAAGAAGACATAAGAAAAGTTATTCATTACGCAGAATTAATATTGGAGTATACATATGGAAAATAAATTAGACGATGTTATTGTTAACCTAGCTGGTAAATTATTACTGCTTGATTTAAATGAAGAAGAAAGATTAATAAGCATGTATGATTTAGTAGATACATATAAAGCTGGACAAGATGAGTATAGAGGAAGAGATGATACAAGTTCAGACTTAGCTGACAGACTTTTAGAATCATTTGTTAAAGAACTTCAAGAGTTAGCAGACTATGCAAAAGAAGTTTGTATTGAAAAGAGGACACTACAATAATGGCATACTCAGGTAAAGATTATTTAGGAGACAAGAGGTTATCTCAAGAGTTAGCAGATAAAATATATAGTCATTGGATAAAGACAGTACCTTATGTTAAGGTATGGGTTGAACCTTTTTACATA